CATATAATCACTTTGTTGGTTAGCATTCATATCTTGAGCAGGGAAACTAGCTCCTTTAATCTCAGCCACTTGGATTTGAGTTTGTCTATCCAACATCTTTTGTTCAGCCTCAAATCTTTGCTTAGCTTCTTGAGCTTGTTGTTGAGCTTCAATTTGTTGCTGTTGCATTTGTTGCTCATGTTGCATTTGCTCTTGACGTTGAGCATTTGTTTTCTGCTCAATAGCTTTCATTGCATGTGTAACCTCAGCCATAGATTCAGCTTTAACAATAGAAGCAAGATCATATACACTAGCACCTGCTGTATTATTTTGAATAGCCATTTGTTTGATTTGTTCCATCACTTGTTTGTGATTAATCTTAGTAGAAACAAATACATTCAAATCTCTAGATAATAGTTCAGTACCATTAATCTCAAAATTAACTTTCTCATCTTTAGATGTCATATAAGTTAATCTTGTGCTTGGTCTTCTTGAGTTATAGAATTGAGCTAAGTCTGTTCTCATCTGGTGTACTCTCGGCATTAAATGCTCAGAGTGTTGTACAAAGTACATTTCAGTTTGAGAGTAACTTGCATTAACTGCTTGCTCTACCCCTGTTGCTGTCTCTTGAGAATTAACTTGTCCCATCCTTTGAGGGGTAACACCTATAACTTCATATGCTTGAGTCTTAAAATATGTACCAAGTTGAATCCTTGACATCATTCTTTGTGTTTGCTCAAGGTTTAATACTTGATAATGATTAAATGCTAATGGGTTTTCAGTGTTAGTAATACTAGTATCTAATGGTAATATCTGGAAGTCTTTCATTGCAACATATGCTTTAGCATAGTTGTTCTTACCCCAGTCTTCACCTGCTGAATGTTTAGGTAAAGCATTGTGATCCAACATGATAACTGTACCTAATTCATCAACTAAGATATCAGCAATCTGGTTATTAACTAAGTTATATCCAATTTGGAATGGCTTCATTTTGTCAACAAGTGACATAGATCTAGAGTTACGATCTGTAAACACTGATCCTTCTACAGGAAGCTTACAACCATATAAAGTGAAATCACCTTTAAATTGGAATTTAATAGGATGAATGTTTAAATAGATAGGTTGTAATCCCATATAATCAGCATGACCATAGAATGATGGTCTATTAGGACCTACTTTCAATCCACCCCATACTTGGTTAATCCATATCCATTGAATATGCTCACCTTCTTTAAGAGTTTCTGCACTTTTCTCTTTTAATATGGTGTTATCATATACAGGAGGAATTGTAATAGCATAATCCTCTGACACCACTTCTTGCATCTTCATTCCTGTCTGAGGATCAATCTTAGTAAGATGACCCACCATTCTTTGAGACTTCCAATAAACTGTAGTTACTCTGAGTAATTGGTAAGTTCCGAAGTCTGAGAGGTCTTCTGACTCATTAAGAATCCTGGTAATAATATCATCCCCAGCAGCAAGGAAATAATCATTAACACTAGTAAACTGCCTAAAGCCCAAAGAAGGAGAACTAACATTCCACTGATAACTGCGAGTGCCATCATAAAATGTCCCATCATTCTGATACCCTTGAATAGGATATCCTGCAGCTTTCTTAGGGTAAATACTTTCAAGAGATCTAAGTTGTTCATCGTTCATTAAATAACCATATCTGTCAATAATATCAGAGACAGTATGAAGTTCTATTTTACCTACAAAATTACCTTGTGAAATATATCTTACATCAGGAGACTTATGATAGAATGTAAGAACTGGATTCCATAATTCTACTTCATAATCATCCTCATCCATTCTAAAATGCCAGAACTCTCTATCTGAAATAAGCATATCTCTAAATGCTCTAATCTCAAGTTCTTTCATTTTAAATCTTTCAGTGTCTGCTTGATGTTGATGATCAGCCCACTGTTCTATCATAGATCTATAGTCTTTCTTAAAAAACTCTTCAATCTCTGGTAAAGATTTAATATTTTCAGGTGATAATGCTTGTTTAAATTCATCTGAGTCAGGATCTGCTCCTTGATTGATCATGTTCATAGCTAATTGCATCTCTGCTTCTTTAACTAGAGTTTGTTCAACCATTGCTCTTTTCTCTTCAAGCATTTCATTAAAGCTTGCCTCATCAGTGGATACATATTGTACTTTATCTGATCTCTTAGCAAACTCACCAACTAATACATTAATTACATTAGGGATGATAGGATAAAACTTAAGCTCTAATGCAGAAGCATCTTCTTTAGTAATGATGTCTATAAGATCTGCATATTCATTATCCTCCTCAACTATATAATCTGTTTTATCTATAATACTATTTGCAAGCTTGTAGTTTTTTAAAAGCTTTCTTGCATTTCTTCTTAGTTGTCTAAGACCTTCCATCTCAAACCAATCCATATTCCAACAACCCCATTCCTCATCTTTCTGATCCTTGGGTAAGAATTGAATAGGCTGGGTAAGAGTACCCATTCTGGTGTAATCACTCTTTACACCTTTCTTTGCCTGCATTGCGTTTATAACTAATGGCATAATATTCTTATTTTATATTTCTGAATGCTTGTTTTACAAATTTCTTTTCACCACGAGGAACAGATCTTCCAATATTACGAAAGGGGTTCCTATCTAATTTAGTGAAATTTTGGGACTTTTGTCCATTATTTCTAGGATTTGTTTCAGTTTCAACCTTATGTGGCATTCCTCTATTAGATTGCTGCACTTTAGCAAAAGCCACTAAAGCACAGAATGCAACTAATCTATCCACGTTTAATCCTTCTCTATACTGCTGCATTTCTTTTAGAAGTACAGGATCAGGAATTCTTTCAACACCATATGTAGTCTTAACTATCTCTCCATCTTCTTTAGTCTCATGATCTATCTCTTCTGTTAAGAACTGCACTCCATATGATATCATATGTGTCTTAAATAATGTACCTGTATTCTTCCAACCATATTCTTGAAACACATTGTTATTAGAACCTAAATCTTTTAAGAACAATATTTGTGATTTAGGCACTAAATATCTTTGTTTCTTTTTAAATATCATATGTTGAATAAATAAAGATATATTATTTTCTACTATAGTCCATGCACCATAATATGTAATTATCTTCTCTAGAGTTTCATGTGTTTTATTAAGATCATCATATCTACCACACCATGATGCAACTATCTTATCACCCTCAATAGCATTATCTATACTACCATCTAGTTTCTTTTTAGTTATCTGCACAGGACTCTTATATACAAATATACTACATAATGAATCAGAAGTAGTTGTCTTACCTTCACCCACAGGATCGACTGATGCATAATATGTACCAAAGGGTGCATCTTTCATGGGCTTCTCCCACATCAATATTGCACCTTCTTTGTTTTCTGTTCTAGGAGAAATAGGAAATTCTGTGATAGGTAATCTCTTAGTTGGTTTAGCTTCTATATTACCTTGTGTATCATATTCTAACTCTACAGCTTCACAATAATATTCTTTATCTTCTATTCTCCTAATCTGTTGAGTTATTAAATGCAATGGCCAAACAGATGCACTTCTTGTAGCAAATGCTTCTTGAATATTAGTTGGTTTCTGTGATATCCTCAACTGATAATCATTAGCTTTTAGAGTTTTCTTCCACACCTTTCTCTCCTCCATAATCATCTCTAATGCCTTCTCTACTAATGAGTTACCATACTCATCAATGCAAGGTTGCATAGACCACTGTTCTGGTATGAATAAACCACACTTTCCTGTCTGATTTTGATCATCCATTAAGTTGGTTTCCACTGCTAGTACATCCTTAGAGTCAGGATTATAAATAATATCTCTCAGTGGTTCACACTGATCCAAGTCACCCACTGATCCTGCAACAGCAAACATACCTGTATAGATCATACCAGATTTCAAAGCTGGTAACAAGTACTCTAGAGTCTCATTCATTCTTGGTGCAATCCCTGCTTCCTCATGGAAGAAAAAAGAACAAGGACCCCCAACACCATTTGTAGGATCCTTCTCTAAGGTAACTCCAAGCATTACTGACTTTAATCCTACATCTTTCTTCCTACCACCCTGACTAATCTCAATCTTCTGTTCCCAGTTAAATGTTTTATCTGGTTGTGATGGTCTGTACCAAGCAGTGTGTGTATTCAAAAAGTTTCTATACTCATCTAAAAATCGCCATGTACCTTTCTCATTGATATAATCTTTTAGAGAGGCAGCAATCTTATTAACCCATCCTTCTTCAAACCAATAGCCATTAATCATCTTGGCTGCATGGTAATAAGAAGAAGCAATCTGTCTTTTCTTTAGAATAGCTACATGCTTATATGAATACTTTGCAAGGTCCTCATACAAGGCCATGTGATACTGAGCATCTCTTACATCTGGGAATCCAAACCTAGCAATCTCTTTATTGTAGATAGGAAGGAAGTTAAGCCACATGTAATAGTCTCTACTAAGGTACCAAGTGTTGCCTTTAGACTTGAATATAACCCCCATTCTACACTTTTCTTTTTCTGTGTCCCAATAATGGATAAAGTCTTTGGATCGTTGAGGTGCTGCACAGTAGAATCTATTTTTATTGAATAGTCTAGCCTGTTCATTGAATTTGAAACTTGTCTCATCAAATCCATATTGTCCAGGTTCTTTGAAAATGGATTTGAGGAATTCAACAAATTCTTCTCTCGTATTGTAAATCGTGTGAAGCCAGAGTTTGGTATCTGCATCATAAGTAGGTATTTTAATGAAGTAATCCATTAGTTATGTTGAATCTTATCAATCTTCTTTGTGTCACACTCAAACTTGATAAGGATATCAATAAGTGTTTCTACTTTAGTAGACTTATAAACTTTTAGGTTTGGGTTATCTGCATTAGAGAAGTATTCATTACTATCTTCTCTTTTAAATGCAGCCCATAATTTTGTGTAGTGGTTATAATGAAATAACCAGTCATACAAGCAGTCTTTATTGGTCATATGCTAAGTTTTGTCCTCCTCTGACAGTTGATTGTTGTTCTTCCATAAGATCTTTGTACGCACCTTTGAAGCTTTGTCTGATGTCTTCAAACTTGGCTGCCGTGTTAACAAGAGCCATAATGTTACCATCCCTACCAGCTTCAATAGGTGCTGTTTCCATGTAGTAAGCAAGTCTATCCAACATTTTCTTAATACCCATGTAAGATCTAAGAGTTGGTGTTTCATATAATTTGTGACATAGAGTAATAGCTCTAATAATCACCGCATCTTCTGCGGTGAATGTAGGGTTTAATTGCCGCATAACTAGTTCTTCTTTTTCATGTTCTACAACATCAAAGAAAGGATTTAATTCTGGATTAGGGCAAGTCATATAAAAGATATATGCATAAACATCTACATGGTTATCTGGATAGTTATCCATAATAGCCTTAAGATCTTTAAGGGTGTAGCAGTGTTCTGATGGAACTACTACACCATTTGCAATATCAAATAGTTTTACCATACAATAGCAATTTGGAAATCACTTGTCATCAACTTCACTTCCCCTTCTACATCTAGAACATCACATTGTTCAATAGCTCCTTTAGGTAGATAAACTACATCACCTACATTAATGTCGGTTACTTGATCACCAATAGCAAACACTTCTAAGTGTGTCCACTTCTTCATGTTTTCTTGATCAAGACTTGCTTGAACTTCTGGAGTTAATTCAATTGCAGATTTTTCTAACACTGGTCTTGATAACAAGACTCTTTTACCTTTTAATTTCATTTTGTTTGGTTATAATGGTTTAATAATGTAATCACTTCATCTTTAAGATAAGGTACTTTGTATGGTATCACATCTTTAACAATAGGGTTGCCATCTGCATCTCTAAGGTAGATAGGATATCCATAAGGATCCTTATCAAAGTCTTCTTCAAATATAATATGTTGTAATGTAAGGCTACCTGCTCTAAGCATTGGATTATGCTTTAGAATAATGTACATATAAATAGACAACTGTAATGCATAGTGATTAAGGTTGCAGTCATCAAGGTGACTTACAGGGAATAACATTTTTTGCGTAACTCCTTCGTAATTTTTGAACCCCTGTGTCTTTATCTCTTTGTTGGTTTTATAATCTAAGATATCAACTCTTCCACCTGCAACTGTAACCTTATCACTCTGCCCTGCAATTTTCATAGAAGGTAAATAGATAAAGTGTTCTGGGTAAACACCATCTCCTAACTTCTGATCACCTGCAGTTTTATACCCATCAGTATTATACTTACAAGTATAAATAGGGAGGGTGTATTCTTCATAGGATATTGTCTCACATTCTAAAAGATCTTTCTCTCTTTGATCATGATACCAATTACCAAGAGTTGTACTTCTTTCTGACTCCTGTTTCCAAACCTGTTTGATTTGTTCAGGATCCATCTTGTACCACTTACTTTTCTTATTCTTACTAGCTTTTGCTGCAGCAGTTTCTGCATCAAATGCTGGCTTATATTTACTTAACAACTTAGTTACACTTAAGTATTCTTCATTGTCATCAGTAACATAAGCGTGTCTATCTGGATCAAATCGTATCATTGTCTTCTGAATTATCATACAACTGCTGATCTAACATTGCTTGTTCATCTTCTGTTAAAACAGCATCCCATCTCTTATCATCACAACCTGCAGATAAAGCTCTAGTCTTTAAAGACAAAGAGCATCCACATAATCCACAGCATGGACCTGTGCCTGGCACCATGCATTTACTACCTGTTGTATCTAAGTGAGGACAAATAGAGCATGTTTCCATTCTCTCTGCTGCAATGTGTTCTACATCAGCTTTCTTGAATATACTATTCTGAATACCTTCAAGAATCTTGTTCCTCTCCTTCCAAATTTTGATTACGTCTTTCATCTTTAATCTCTTTCTTTTTAGTGGATTGTTTTTCTAATTCTTCTTTAGACATTTTTAGTTTTAGGTTGTCTTTAGATAAATCATTTATTATAGATAGTCCACTGGCAGTTGGATTCTGTGTATACCTATCTATAATACAATCATTCATTCTAATCTTCTTATCTACCATCCAAGGTTTCATATAGAAGGTACCTAGTCCCTTGAGATTAACATGTGTATACTCAAGGGAACTAAGTGTTTTTCTAACCTTACTCCAGTATACATCTAATACAGATTCAATCTCTTTCTCAGAGAGTTGCAACTTCTTCGCTAACTCTGGTATTAGTTGTTTTGTTTTCTTTGGTTTCAATATAAAGGAAATTATAATCCAATAAAATATTGCCTGTCTTCTGTACTGGAACTGCAGATGTAAAAGCAATCATCTTTTTGCCCTTGCCATCCTTGACCACAAGACCTCTCTTTTCAAGAATGCCCAATCTATTTCTTACAGTCTGCACTCTGACTGGGTATTTATTAATGTCATCAGTGGCTGAGCTGCCAAATAGGTGCACCACCACTTTATTACAAAACTCTTTTAAAGGGAGGGGACCCCACTCCACTAATAAGGTCAAATAAGTGAGATCTGAGTCAATGATATTCAGCTTACGCAGGAATACCAACTCAGTCACCAATTGATACTTAATAGCACTATGAGCAGAATCCAATCTGATCTTTCTAGTGAGTTTGTTAATATCCATTAATGTACTTCTTCTAATGGTGCATCTCTCTTAAGAGTTCTTGTTTTAGCCTCAGGCTTTGCACTCTCTTCTTGTGGCTGGGTCATTTGTGCAATTGCCCCAATAGCATTAAGTCTCTCTGCTTCATTAACAGCAGCATCTCTTTGTAGCTTAGACAACTCTGCTCTAAGACTTGCTAATTCAATCTCAGCCTTGTACCACTCAATGATCTGCTCTCTTGAGGGTTGTGTTTGTTC